ATAGCATCCAATGGTAATAAGCCATCCTCAAAATAGGTAGCCCATTCAGCATCTGGCAAGTCATGAATTGATAGACCAAGTTTACTTTCGACAATTTTGTCGCATTCGTTAATCCATGTTTTAAAATCTTTAGTCATTACTTTCTCACTTTCTAAAATGTGGGCGGGACAATGTCCCGCCCATGTTGGTTATTTTTTTAGGCTTACTTTTTTTATGCCTATAGTTGTTTTGTAGCATTTTCCTATTTGAACTGCTGTCTCACTTTCAGACAGTTTCAAACGTTTGCACAAATCAGTGACAGTATTAATGGTGTTTTCTTTATTAATATCAGTCTTAGTGTCATCAGTCTTTAGATTAATGTTAAGACTAAACCAATCGTATGCAGTGTTTTCTTTGATAGCCTTTTTTAAAAGCTTCAAATCTTTGGTAACCTTTGCTTCTTTTGCGTGATAGGCAGGAAATAATTCGCCCACTTGTTTTAGAGATTTAACAATTGTTTTGTCGGATAATTCAAAGTGTTTCATTTTAATACTCCATTTAGTTGTTAACTTAATATCTAATGATATTAATACATGGGATAACATGGATCAAG